ATATTTTATTTTTCTCTAATAAGTAATTCACCTAAAACTTCCATACGGCCTACTTGTCTTTGAAATTCATTTTGGTTCATATCTAAAGAGATACTTTTTAGAATTTCATCAAATTCTTTTTTAGCAGCTTCTTTATCAAATTTGCCATTTATAGCCTTTTCATAATAAGGTGCTTTTACATAAAAGTGATTATAGGTTAACATTGCTAAACCACCTTTTTCTTTAGCTGTTTCAGCTATTTTAGCAGCACCTTTAGCACGTGTAGTAGCAAAATCTTCAAAAGTTTCTTTTGCTTCTTTTAATATGTCAGTTAATTTAATCATTTTATTATTTTTTAACACAATTAGGATATCTTTTACCAAACATTTTTTTAAAACCTTTTTGGGTATATCCTTTCCAACATTTTTCATTTAATTTGCCAGGAGCATTTAATGTTTTATTTGTTTTAACATCTTTATTATATCCACAAGTACCTTCTTTTTTTACTTGGCCATATCCTGAACCATATGGTACTGCTTTACCTGATTGTGGATTTGAAGTTTCTTTATTTAAAATTTTAGTCTTCTTTTTTGATGCTTCTTTACGTTTTTCAATATAATTTAATGCACGTTTTAATCTAGATTTCACCTCAGGGTCTTTAGCTTTACCATAAGCTGCTCTAACACGTTGATGAATTAAATTAATAACTTGTGATTTACGAGCATGTGGTTTAGCTTTGAATGATTTTTTAGCTAATGTATTTTTGATATCTTGAGCTGTTTTAAACTTAATACGGACAGTATCTTTTGGATTTTCGTCTGTATATAAACGGCGATCAGATCCTTTTGGTTTTTTACCTGTACCTTTTTTAGGGTCTGGTTTTTTAGTGTTACCTTCTAAATATCCTTTTTTTACTGCTAATTTAGGATCATTAGTCCAAACATCAGATGCTTTATATCTAGTTTTTAATATCATATCTGCCTTATATGGCGGATAATTTTCATCTAATTTAGGAAGAGATTGATTTACTCTCTTTCCATCTAATATCTCTGTTGGTTTCATTATTATTTCATTCCAGAGATATGTTTTATTTTGTTGACATTCTATCCAGTTTCTACACAAATTATTTTCATTATCTGGGAAAGAAAATCTAAATAAATTGGCAGCTTTGTGTCCTTTGTCTGTTGTTATTGATTTAACATCTGATTGGAATGCTGCTACTAAGTCACCTTTTAATTTTAGTAATATATTACTTTCAGGTTTAAAAAATTCTTTGAATTGTGTAGTAAATGTAGAAATAGGTATATGAATACCTTGAGAAATAGAATCTACAATATTTTTATATCCTTCTTCTGTAGTATAATGATATGATACTACTTGAATATCATTACTTCCATAAGTGTCTTCAGTAAATTGTTCGTCTAATAAAATATAAGGTTCAAGTGCTCCTCTTGAATAAAAAAATGCAATCTTATCATTATCAAAATTAACAATATATTTTTCAAATTCATCTTTTAAAGACCAAACTCTATGATTTACAAAATCTTCAATGAAATCTAACACCATTTTTTTAGTTAACTGAGAAAACAATTCAGTTTCACTATAAAGTTGATATCCAAAATATTTATTAACTAATTCTATTAATTGGTCATTATTACTTATTTGACCTCCTCTAACATCATACCCTTGGGATTGTAATGCTAAAAATTCTTTAGATATAGCTTCCCATTCGCTTATAGTATGAAAACTAGACTCGGGTCTATAGTAACCTCTTACAGGGAATACTTCATTTAGTATGTTTATTAAATTAATCATTACCAGAATCCTGAAAATGATGTTTTAAAGCCTAACAGCTTAGCATATCGTGGTAAACGACAGCTCCAATACGATGCCTTTGTTCTATCTTTCTTTTGAGGGCAATTATGGCGTTTAGAAAACGCTTGTCTTGCTTTTGAATTGTTTAATTTAGCACGTAATCCTGATGTGTCACCAAATGATACTTTTTTAATTTTTTTCGTCTTAGGATTCTTAACGTAAACGTAGAATTTTTTAGAACCACCACGTTTTGGTTTTCCAATTGGTGGTGTTTTCTTTTCAGTTTTTGCTTCTTTTAAGTATACCGAAGTATTTTTTAAAAAACTATCTATTTCTTTTTTAGGTATGTGTAATATTTTTACATTTTGATTATTAACCCCATATCCTTTAATACTGTAGAAACTTTCACCATCATCGTCAAATTGATATTGAATTGAAACTATATCCCCTATTTTAAATTGGGTTCCTTTAATAGAAGTTTCTTTATCTACTACTACTGTTTTTGGGAAATTTGATGATTCTTCAGTTAAAAACTCGGCATCATCTAAGAATGGTAATCCTAAATGTATTGTTTTATTTTCAATAATTACTGAATGACCAATACCTGATTCAAGTAATTCTGCTTCTTCTTTAGTTACTTTTAGTAAACCTTCGTTATATAATTGTCTTGCTTCGTTAAATAAATCAAAATATGCTTTTGATTCAGGACGAAACACATTTTCAAATAAACTTAACTTATTTTTAATATGGAAAGCTAAACCAGCTGAGATTTCATTTAAATCACCAGCGTATTCCATTTTTTCTTGTGTTGCCTTAATTAAATCTGAAAAGTGAAATGATTTTGTAGAACCATCACTTAATTTAATAGCGTAGAAGGGATGTTTAGCTAAAGTAATTTCACCTTCTTTACCGTCAGTAGTTTTTACTTTTTCACCTTCAGCAAATTTTACATCTTCCTCTAAAAGACGTTCAATTTCTTCTCTAATTAAAACTTTTAATTCTACTGACATTATTTTAAGAATTTTAACTTGTAAATAGTAGTATTAATTAACTCAGAAATCATATCTACTTGATTTTGCACATATGAGTCTTGAGGTAATTTATTTCTGTTTTGTTCAACATACATTGACAACGCAGTAAAATAAGCAATTATTTCTTCACATGAAATATACTCTCTTACTTGACCAGGAGCAGAATAACCTGTGATGATACCATTTTTACCTTGAATTGATTCAACAAGAGGATCAATTATATCAATAATTTTTTCATAATAAGCAGCTAATGCTCTGTGAGCCGCATCAGATGGAGTCTGCCAATGATAAATGTGAGCTTGGTTTCTTGAGGCAAGTAAAGTTGAAAAAAATGCAGCTATAGGATTCATTATTTTTTAATTTTTTCAGCTTCGTCTAATTTTTTTACTTCGTTTTCTAAAGCACCTTTTAATTTAGCTAATTCGGCTTCTTTTTTCTTTAAATCACCTAATAATTTTTCAGCATCAGCAAAGTGAGCATCACGAGTGCCAGGTTCAGACATAGCTGACTGCATGTGATGTTCGATTTCTTGCTTAATTAAATTAATATCATCTTCAAGTTCAGCTGCTTTATTTTCACCTAATTTAAGATTTTCTCTCATTTGTTTTCTCATTTCGTTGATGAGTCTTTCACCAATTCTTTGAGCTTTATCAGCTGTTTTGTATAAACCAAATATATTATCAAAATCTAACCCACGTTTAAATAAATTAGCAATGGTAAATAAATCACCTTCAGCTACAATATTTTCAACAGTTGAATCTTTAGTTGGGTTTTGTACAATAAAAAATGAACCCAATTGATCATCAATACCAAGGGCAGCAGTTGTTGGATCAACATTATCTTGTAATGCTTCTTTAATTTCTTTTGCAGCTTTAACCGCTTCGTTTTTTTCAACAGCGTATAATGCGGCTAAGTAGTCTTTAACTGCACCTTTAGTGCATCCTACTTTTTCCCCGCGTTTGCCATTTTCGTATTGTTTGTAAACACATTTACCGACTGATGTATAAGGCATAAATATTATTATTTATTAGAGTATTTCTCTATATAAATATACAATATTTAATAAAGGTAGCCAGAAAATACACCGGCTTCTACGTTAAGCGCGGTAATTTGCTCAGTATCTAATATAACTTTCTTTTTACAATAATCTAAACCTAAAACTCCAATAAATTTTCCATCAATGTTTTTAATAGCAAAATAATAACCCCCTTTAGTATTTGTTTCCGCAGCGGTATATTTTAATCCTAAATCATTAATATTTTCATTTTTAAAATCGAAAATAGCAAGATGTGTATTTTCTAATAAATAATTTGTAGATCTTGAAAATAACGATACTGGAATGTTTTGGAATATCATCTTTACAGATTCAGTATTTAATGTTAATACTTCATAAAACATACTAAATTTCTGTATTGATTTTCCTGAGGGGTAAAAATACCCTCCATTATGAAATTGGGTAATCCAAACTCTATCAGCTTTATACGTTTCCCTAATTTTTTCTAATTTAGTGTCAATTTGACTATATAGTGCACATTGCTCTGCTATTGGATCTGTATTTTTTTCCTTTATTTTTTTAGTACGATTAATATAAAATTGAACTAATAAAGGACCTAATATACCTGTTAAAAAGGCTGCTATTATTTCTGTAGAGTAAGTCATATATAAAAATAAATATATTAAATTGATTTATTCTTTAATTCCTGAATATATTCTTTTAGTTTAGTTACTTCATTTTTATTAACGGTTCCACCTCCCCAATTTTCAACATCTCCTGCTTCATTTACAAATGTATCTTTTACATTAGCCCACGCATCTATAGCTTCTAAAGTTTCATCTAGCACTGCATCTTTATTAGCATTTAATATATTACATTGATATTCTTCAAACTTACCTTCTTGACGTAATTTAGTTTCATATTCAATTACACAATCAAAACATGTTTTGTGTATTGCCCACATTTCTTTATTATAGCGGTTATCTTTCATTGGACGACCACAATTAGGACATAAAAGGGGTAAAGTAACTAAACGTTTTAAAGTATCATACTTTGTAACAGTTTGTTTAATACCATTTTTAATAGTCCATTTCCTACCATTTTCTTCCCATATATCACCTTCAGTATGTTCTATTTGTGTTTTAGTATAACCTACCTGGGATTGGGTTTTACCACCTAAATCTCCAGTAATAAGATTTCTCATACGTTGAACATCACGTTGAGAAAATTCTCTTTTTAATTGTGATTCACTCATAAACCTAATTCTTTAAGTTGCGAAATAGTGTCGCTGGCACTTTTATGATGGATACCAATTCCACCTTTTTCTCTCCACATAACAATATTTGGTTCTAATCTATCATCTATTAATATTTTCCCTTCACCTGATTGATCTGCTTTGCGTTCTGGAGAAGCTAAGATTAATTTAGTTCCTGGTAGATATTTTTTAACCCACAAACGCTTACCTAAACGGCTTGATTCTGAAGCTGATGGTGATGATAATAAAATAGGATTATATTTTTTAATATAGTCCCAAAGTTGATGTCCATCTGGCATCCAAGGAATACCAACCCAGAATTTAACACCTATGTTGTTATCGATTTGATTCCAAAATGCTCTTTTACCATACTTTGCTTCGTACTCTTGAGGAGGGATTCCAAAAAAATGGTCAAAACGTGCTTCAAAATCAGCAATAACGCCATCCATATCACAATAAATTTGATATGGGGTAATGCCTTCTACTTCTAATATGTTTTTTAAACTTATCATAACTCAAATACCATCGGATTTTTCTGTCCATAATTTCTCATTAATACACCTGCTAAAGCATTTGCTTCATTCTCTACTGGTGAGCCCGTTTGGCCTGAAGACATATCAAGTTTATTAAGTTGCATCTGTTGAGCATGAACCATTTCGTGAGCTAATGTTCTTAATATATCAGCTAATCCTCTTCCTTTAATTACTATAGCAATTTTGTTTTGCATTGGTTGGTATCCACCAAAACTTTTAAATTGTTGAGTAAAATTAGGAGAATTAATAACATGTACTTTAGGAACATCTTTTAATTGAAGTTCATTTGATGCAAAATTAACAAAATCTTTCATAGTGTGAAAGAAATTAGGAGCATATTCTTTAATAATGTTTTCTTGTAAACGTTTTTTATTTAAATAATTTTTCCAATAATTTTCTTTTAACATACCTAATTGCTTAATAATTTGATTAGCATTATTTTGAAATAAATACGATATTCCTCCTTCTATTTCCCAATCAGCCACATTATCGGGACGATCATCAATTAAAATATTACCTCCCTTAGCGTATTTCTTTTTCGCTGATTTATTATTAACAAATATGATTTCTTTAAGGTAAGGAGATAAACCATTCTTTTTTAACCATTCAAGTTTACCTTGTTTTGTTCGTTCATTTGTTCCCGCTGCTGATAATATTGATGGTTCTTTATCTTTAACAGTGTTAAATATTTTCATTCCCTCAGGGATTGGTTTTAAATTAGACCACCACTCCTCAGGATTACTATTAATTTTATTCCAAATAGCTTTGCCATCATCCTCAGATACACCTAATTGTTTAGCAGTATCTTTCAAACCACCTTTATAGTCTGCTAATAAACCATCCATATCAAGATAAATCTGTGGCATTACTTAAGAAATCCTTTTAATTTAGTTGCTAATTCATCAAATGCCACAAAGTTAGCATCTTCAGTTTTATCAATAAGTGTTTGAATACGTGCCTCAATTTTCTTCTTATCTTCCTCGGGTATGTCTTTCCAGATTTTAGATTTTTCAAATAATGATTCTACATCTTCTAGGTTAAAGCTTTTATTAGCACCTTGAGGATCATTATCTACTAAAGCAAAATGATCAGCATCAAATAGTTGTGAATATAAATCAACATTTTTAATTACATCTTCCCAGTTTCTAATTACAATACCTGGATCTAGTGATCTGTCTCTACTCATATTGCGAGATAAAGTAGTATATGGTGAAGCATATAATAAAACCATCATTACATCATAACCTTGTTTTTCTAGTTTTTCCTTTGTTTCCTTTACCTTTTTAAAGCTACCACCTGTAATATCTAAAATAACTGGTTTTGTACCAATTGCTTTTTCTAATTCAGATCTGTATTGTTTTACAGCTACCGCTTGTGCTTTTGCTGCTGCTGATAATTGTTCAGGTGAAAAATCTTTCATATTCATTGAACCACCACCAATTTTGGCTAATTCTGGTTCGTAGAATTTATCAGGATTTAACACATATTTTTGATATTCAGTAGGAATAACAGATTTAACAAATGTCGACTTACCCACGTTAGATGGTCCAGCAATCAACACTGCTTTTAAATCTTTCTGTGCTTCCTTAATAACTTTTAATTTCATGACGCTTAAAGATAAATAAAAATTAGCGATTCCCCAAGGAGAACCGCCAATAAATATTTACCATTTCACCATTAAATCATCTTGATACTAGTAGGCAACGTTTCAGTTGCTGGTTTAGGATCAGGATTTTCAAGTTTATATATGTCGTATATATTTAAAAACATTTTAAAGTTATTTTCAATGTCTCCACAATTCTTTAACTGCCACCCATTTCCCTGTATTTTATCCTTAGAAGCGCCTCTAGTGGATGCTTTTAACCATAAAATACCGGTCTCATCAATCTTTTCGTTGTGTGTTTCTGTCCATGCTTTAGCATAAGCAGCTAACTGAAGATTATGCGATGTATGTAATGAATTAGATGTTTTAATATCTAATAACCATAATTTATCTTGAAAACGACAAACAATATCTGTTGTTCCAGCAAAACAATATTCGTCTGAGAATAAATGATATTCTGTTGCTACTAATTCTGGTTTGTATTCATTCCAAAATTCGGCAAAATGCAGAATCATTTTCCATGCTTCAAGACTATATTTTGCCGTTCCGTCTTCATTAATCCAATTTAATTCGTTACCTAATAAAAACCATTCTACTGCGTTATGTACTATAGTACCTTCAGTAGCTGCTTTGTTAGCAATAATTTCGCTGTTATGGCCTACATCTTTAAGCCAATTATGGAAAAATTGATTTTTAGGAAAATAATTTAGAATAGAGGTTACTGAAGGATAGTATTTGCCATTACGTCTATAAAAACGTTGATCTAATACATTTAACTGTTTGTTATCCTCTGTGTATTCAACAATCCTTTTAATTTTAGGATCATGAATAATATTAGAGTTTTTTTCTATCATGCTTGGTTTAATTTGAGAGAAAAGAATGATGAAAAAGTAAGCGGTACTGATGTTTGTACTAAATTAGTAAATTGTTCGAATCCCATTTCACTAGGGTCTTTATCGTCCATTTCTACTATGTAAACTTCTTTTCCAGAATTCATTATTTTCTCAGATAATTTGAGAGTATCTTTTATGGCGTCTTTATCTAAGGCGATATAGACTTTTTTGACGTCATTGGTAACGATTTTTTGCATTAATTTTTTAGAAACAATCTTACCAAATAACGGAATAGCATTTCTTTTAACAGCAATAGCGTCAAATGCTCCCTCACATAAAATAACGGGAACATTCCAATTAATTAAATTTTCAAAACCAATAATGTTTTTACTAGCAGTAGGGGCATCAAACTTTCTTCTAGGATCTTTCTCAAAACTACGTCCTACAAAATATTCTAGTGTACCGTTTTCGTTATACGAAGGAATGATAACCATATTTTCATAACGTCCTGATTCACAATATCCAATATTGTATTTTATAATATCTTCTTTTTTAATTCCTCTTTTTTTCAAATATGAAGCAGCTTGTTTAGCAAGAGGAGTTGGTTTTGCTTCATATAGTAGAATAAATTCTTTAGGTAATTCTACTTTAACTTTTTCATCTTCATCTTTTCGTTTTTCAGAAAAACCTAATGTTGATCTAAGTTCAAATATTTTTTCTTTATCAATCTTTAATTTCTTAAATAAACCAACTAATGTTTTGCCTTTAGCATCACATACCCAACAATGCCATGGGTTTTCTCCCTTAGCCGTTGGAATCATGTTTATTTCCAATTTCTTTTTATGGTGGTTGCAAAAAGGACATTTATAGGAATAATTGCCTCTTGCTGTAGGAGAACCTTTTCCTAATATATTGTCTATTAGTCCAACAAGTATTGAATTAACCATAATCTCAATATACGAAAGTATCTTTAGTTAACAAAATCTTTTTTAAAGAATTTGCCTAACACATTATCATTGTAAGATAAACTAGGAGATACTAAGCATTCAAATTTACATTGATAATGCATTTCGTAGTATGTAAGTAGTTTTTTTGTTTTACAAGGCATAAGTATCATACATTCAAAATAACTACCCCCTAATTCTTTTACATCAGTGAGTAATTCTTTAGATGATCCCCAATATGTTTTCCAGTCGCTTTCTACTTTAATTATTTCAAAAGCAGATTTGCGACCAGGTCCTGTTTGTTCAGCAAGTTGTTTTTTGGTTAATTTTTTCTTCTTGTTAAACCAGAAGTATTTTTTACCAATATAAAATCTACCATCGGTTAAATTGGTAATTTTATAAACAAAACCTAAATAATCTTCGGGATTTAATTTATCCCAATATAACCATTTACCTGTATCCATTATGTATCGTATTTTATAACAAATGTTGTGTCAACCATATTTGAAATAGGAATAGGTTGAGATAATTTTCCAACTAATAATAATTCATTTAATTCATTGTAAATACCAACAGTAGTTACATAAGGTCTAAAATTAGAACCTGTAGCAAACGGAAGTAAATCACCATTGCTGCCTGTATTAATAGAAGGATTTTGAGATTGGTTAAATTCATTTTCAGTAATAGTACAACGTATCTCATTTTCATATAGAATATATGTGTTTTTAAAACTCATTTCAAATGAACCTGTATGTATTGAAGATATTGGCATTTAATTATAAATATTTTTAAAACCCACTATTCCGGTAGATACCCGGAACTGTAATTTATAGTTACTATGTAATTAAAAGTACCTGTTATATATAAAGGATTAGATATAAAATTAGCATATGTAACTCCTGAAAAAGTTGTAGGTCCTAATAAATAATTTGTTGAAGATTCATATCCAACAGCACCACTAGTAACTGCTATAGTTGCAAAAATATCTCCTTGAGGGTCTAACGCTTGATCAAGTAAAGCATTTACTGTATATGAACCTAATCCTGGAGGTACTGGAATGGTATGTAAAGAAGAAGTAGTAGTTACACCGTTCCATGCTAAATTAAAATTTGAACTAGTAACAGCCGCACCATATTGATATTGAAGCTGAGTGAAAGATGTTACTTTAATTGGATTATTATTAATAGTAGTACTTATAGTTTTAGATACTGCTATAGGACAAGGATCAAAATTATTTACCCATCCCCCTACTGCTGTTCCTAATCCAATATCTCCAACATTACCAATTCCATCAGAATAGCTACCTACAGAGGCTGTGATTGTTTGAGCACAATTATCCCAAATTAAAGCATTTATATCTCCATTTGCCGCTAATAATGAACTAAGATTTGTTATTGTTGAGGATGCAGTAGCGCTACTTGCAAAAGAAGATGATAAATAAAATATTGTGGGGGACCCAACAGCACAATTACAAACATTTGATGTAATACTACCATCAAAGCATACTGGGATTTGTTGTACTACTTGTGGGGCTAAAGATAGATAATATGAAGGACTATAATTTGAAGATGTACAATTATTATTATCTGTTCCTAACAATACCCAGTTAGTAGATGCAGTTAAACAAGATTGAGTTAATAATAGTTGTTGAGTAGATGTTGTGGAAGCAGTTATTGTGTATTGTAAACTTAATCCAGCACTTGAACTTAAATATAATGAAGCTGTATAACCACCACCTGTATCTAAAGTACCTCCTTGAAATGCAAATCTAATACGATAAGGACCAACAAGTGAAGATAAAGCAGGAGTTCTATCTATAGTAAATGAAGATGATTTAAATTCGGTGGGTTGATTAACAGCATAAGGACCAAAAGTATAATAACATCCTGTAGCTGAATCTGTAACAGTTAAGGTATAACTACCTATATTTAGATTAATAATATTTACACTATTTGAAGTAAACCCACTAGGACCAGTAAATACAGGACTTAAACTACCAGAGCCTCCAGTTAAAGAACCTCCAGTAATGCTTCCGCCACCACCACTTCCATAACATGAAGAAGAGGCAATAGTAAACCCTGCAAATCCAACCGCTGTAACAGATCCTACTGTTATAATACTTGAAGTAGTACTATTACATCCTGTACTATCACTTACATATAATTCATAGTTTCCAGCAGATAATCCTACAGGATCTTCTACAAAACTTACAAAAGAGACACCACTATTGTTTGTCCATCTGTAGTTGTATAAACCAGATCCTCCAGTTACACTAATAGCAATACCTCCATTTGGTTGTCCTGTACCTCCTGGGCAATCAGCTTCAACTGATTGAAGGGAAATATTAATTGGGGGAGGAGTTGTAATAGTAATATTAGAAGAAGTAGTACAATTATTATTATCTTTCCAAGTCACAGTATAACTACCACTATTTAATCCTGTAAACACATAAGAACCTCCAACTAGTGGAAAATATCCACTATTATAGGAACCTGATTGATAACTTGCTGATAAAGCATTTGTTGGGTTTCCACCTGTAGCACTAGCAGATATAATACCTGTACTTCCATTTATACAAGTATCTAAATAACTTGGGTTTGGAACTATAGGAAACAATTGCGTGTCTAAAGAATAAGAAATAATAGTTCCTTCTACATCTTTAAGATAAACATTGACGTTATCTGCTGTTGGAACAGATAAACTTACAATAGGTTGATATAAAGAAGGACATCCACTAAATCCAGTATAAGTTATATTATCTAAGGAATAGCTATATGGAGGAATACCTAAATCAAGTGAAAAAGTTACTGATTGACTTGCTACATCACCCCAACATCCCGAAGTATGAGCAATAAATGATGAAGTAAATTCACTTGATAATATAGTTAAACTACAAGTAGCTAAATTACTTGTTGTTCCTTTATCATTATTTACTGTGTATAATATTTTGTATACACCAGGAGTAACTTGTAAATTATTAGCACCACAATCAGTAATATGAATATCTCCACTTACAATTGAAAATGAAGGAAAACTATATCCTGTTAAAGGATAAGTTATCACGGTTGCATCATCAATATTGCTACAATCATCAAAATCATTTGCTAAAATATCTAATACTTTACTTTGAGAAACATTTAATATTACATAATTATCATTTAAAGCAACAGGATCAGAAGGATAAAAACATAAGTAATCTGGATTTGTTATAATAGCAAATCCTGGGGAATAAACTATGTTTCCAATGTATGTTTTTGTATCATTTACCCCAGCATACCAAGATCCACTATAAGGTCCTTCATTATAAATTGACCCGGAGTTTATATAATCCCATAAATTGCCTTGACCATCATCTTGAATATAATAAGTGGAACTTGAAATTATAAAGGTACCTGGTTGAACACCATTACCATAAATGTCTTGGGGAATAGAAATTACTCTAATTTTAGGTTGAGTAGCAGATGAAGTATTAGTATTAAAAATTTTTACTACTGTAGCATCAAAAGCGCCAGATGCTAAGGTCGTTTGGTTATAATTTTCATATGAAGAAGATACAAAAAATGAACCTGATTGTGATCCTGAAATGTAGTTTTGGTAATATAATTTTTGAATTGAATCAAAAATTAATCTTCTATACTGGCCATTGTTTTTTACATCATTAATAGGATCAAAAGCATTATAAACTGTTCCGCTTATAATATATTGAGGATCGTATTCACCAGTATAAACTATTATTCCAGAGCTAGATAAACTATTGCTCGGAAAGGTATATTGCTTATTGGCAATATACGGCGATATCGAAATATCGGATCCTTTTAATGTTTTGTATGCAAAACTCATTCATTAGAAATCTAACTTAACACGAATATATATTTCTTTTGTAAAATCCTTTGGTAAGGCTTTTGACAATTTAGCTACTGCTAATAATTCATTATTATCATTATACAAACCTACTGTTGTTGGGTAAGTTTGAGGATTATTTACTAATGATGGATATATAAATTCACCACTACCACTAATAATAGAGGGGTTTGTTGAATAATTAAAATCTGAATTTATAGCTCTTACAAACACATAATCTGAACTAATTTGTTCTTCACTATTAATTTGAAATGAACCAGAAGATAATGATCCTGAAATTGATTGGAATAATCTAGCAATTGAGCCAGAAGGTCCTGTTAAATCACCATTATAAGTTGTAGCAACAGAAGCTGAATATGGTTGAATATTTACACCTCCTGAAGCAAAAGGTAAAGCTAATGCTCTTGGGTTTAATAAAATTAAACCAACATCAGGTAAGTATTTACCATAAGATCCTGAAGGAGTATAACCAGCAGAAACTCCTGGAAATGATGCTGTTGTAATAGCAGTACCATTTGTGCCACTTACTATATCATAAACTCTACCTGCATCGCAATAAGTAACTGTTGATACGTTATTACTATTATTTGTTAATACAATAGATCCAGTATGAGGAGTAGGTAAATTACCACCCCCACCTAAACAAGATAATCTTAAATTAAATGTACCTAAGAATAAATGATCTTTGTAACGAGCTCTTTCAATGTTAATTACATATAAATCTACTGAACTTGTATTATTTAATCCAAAGTTAAAATTTGTATTTTCATCACCATTAACTAATGTTCTATATTGTCCATAAGTTACTCTTGTAGGAGTATTATTAGGAACTAATAAATTGTAAGGAGCTGAACCTGAACTATCTACTCTACCATAAGCGATAGAAAACTGAATTTCTGCACTTGCCGTTAACGCAGGATTTGATTGGTATACATTTAAGTAATTAGCAGAACCAGTAGTAGTTCCACCTACTCCTGTTGATGAAGTAAAAAATGTAGTTAATGTAGGAGTAGCATTTGACCATAGTGTGGTTGTAACTGAATCTGCACTTACTACAAAATCTTCAGGATTTAATTGTATATAGCTCATATTTTATTATTGTGTTACTTTTGTAATTGTTACGGGGACTGTTAAACGAGCACCTGAATCTCTACCTGTAATGATTAATTGGGTAAAAAGAGAAGTTGCTGTTGAACCAAATAAAGTATTAACAGTTGTACCTGTCATATTAATTGTAGTACCTATTACTGTTTTACTTACTATGGTTCCTATTGTAGTAGAAGTATTTAAAGCAGCCACTTCAGGTGTATTAATACCTACACCATTAAACTGAGATAATGTTCTAACATCACCTATAGTAGCTGTATAACCAGAAGATTCAAAGGTAGTAGCAGCACCTAAATAATTAAGTGTTTGGGGTGTAATTGATAATGTAGCACCTTGTCTTAGGCTAATTGAAGCATAACCAATATCAATTACAGGTAATTTAGCTGTTCCACGAGGAGCAGTAAATAATTTATATTTCATAATTTGCGTTTCATCGGGAAAAGCCTCAATAATTGGCATTGCCTCAATAGCTTCACCATAAAAAGCGGAACCCGAAGGATGGTTAGGGTTGTATAAAGTATAATCAATCTCGTCATCAGATAAAGCAAATTGAGTAATTCTAAATGAACCATCATTTGCAGCTAATAACTGTCTACCTTTTGTTGTTAATATTGCATCTACTGTTACTGTAGTTGAATTTAAATATCCCATGTTTTAATGTTTACTATATATAAATATAATGTTTTTGTATTTCTAAATTAGATTTTGTGCCTTAAGTTGTTTTACAATATTACCTGCTTTATCTCTTAATGATGTAGGAGCATCAGCTGGTAATATAATACCATCAGAAGTTACACCTGGTTGTTTTTGGTAATTAAGAGTAATATTAGTTTCATCAGGTGTTTTTTTCATTATAATAAATTTTTGAACTTGATAACAAGCATCTGAACTTGAAGGGTTCAAATAGTCAAAGCATGATCTTGGGTCAATTTGTTCGTCAAATTCAATAATCATTCTTTTACCTGCAGAAAATTCGCCTGATGTAGGAACATATATACTTTTTACTTCACGTTCAAAAGCTTTTGGCCAACTATTACTAGCATATTCATAAAATCTAAATAAATCACCCCTATTAATTGTAAATGGTTCTTCAATAAGTTCATATCCAGATTGAGACATATTTAATGATCTAGATTGAATAAATGTTCCATAATAATAAGACATTGAATCAGAAGCTGTAAGATAATTAAATGAACCCGATAAATCTCTTTTAAAGAAATATCTATGACCTCCACCATCAAATCCAGGATCTATTGCTCCTGAAACAATTTGGGTTACTAAAGAAGTTGCTTGTTGCGTGATAGCAGATGAACCAGCACCACTATCAACTAATGATAATGAGTTTGGACCACCATATGCATTATAAGTAGCATTATAAAAATTAGTACCATTACCATCTATAAAAATGTATAAAGGACTAGCTACATACGTTACTGAAAGTACTCCTGCTGGAATAGAAATTGCAGGCAAATTACCATAAAAAGTTCCATATACAATAGTGAAAGGAGAAGATGATTGAGAAACCACATTATCTAAACTATATCCTCCTAAAAAAACTGTTGGAGTTGCAGGCATATTATCATTCCAATGGCCAAAAGTTACTTGAAAAGAAGATGAAAAACCTACGTAAACATTAACAGAGTTATTTAAATAACCTCCAGCACCGGATGAAGCTAAAGCCCCTGTTCTTGTAACAGAAAATGTAGGATAAAGAAGTACTTCTCCATTATAAAAAGGAGGATAAGAAGGAACGAATGATATACTACTTGAAATTCCAACACTCGCCGGCACAACTCCTGCAGGAGCAGTAGCCGCAGTAAATATTCCTGCTTCACCTGCTGCTGGAGTAGTTATTACTAGAGATTCTGTAAGGTTATATTGTAACGAAGAAGCGGCTAATGGATTATAAGAAATAGGAGAATATTTAAATCCACCAGCATATATATCTTTTAAACCATCTAAGAATTTTTGATTTGATGGTTGTTGATTATTAAATAATGAAATTACAGCTTGTTGATTATTATATATTTCTTGAACTTCAAAAATATTTTTATTTTGTTTTGTTAATTCAAGTACATTTGATTCAGCATCAATAAGATACTTAATATAAACATTACTGATATAAGGGGTTAAAGAAGATGTAGTTACCATCATACTAGAACCTGTTGCTACTACTTCTTTAAAATAACTAAATAAAATAGAATTCTTATTAATAACTGGTGAGCTACCATATGATATATCACCTACAGAGTAAGTATTATAAGTTCTAGCTATAAGTTTTACACCATCATATCTAGAATCAACAGTAGGAGTAGTAGTATAATTACTATCTTGAACTGGTGCATTTAAAAATGAAGAAGATTGTTGAGATAAAGCAAACGATAGTTGTGAGTTTGGAGTAGCAGCGGTTGAACCTGTTAAACTACCCCCAAATCTACCTGTAATAAAACTATTATTTACAGCAACATTTGGATTAGATGAATAATCTATATCTAACTGTTTATTAGTAGTTCTAGCATTATTAACTGTATTTAATGTTGGTAAAAAAGGTAAAACTGAATATGTGGTAGCAATTGCTATTTCTTGAGCATCAGGAATATCAAATAAATCTAATTTATTAACTTCCATTACCATACTAGAAGTAGGTTGAGTATAAGTTATAATTTCACTCCCACCATACTGACCATTAAATTGAGATCTTTGATCAGTAATATTATAAGCATATATTCCTGATTCATTAGTAAATAATGACTGGGATGGGTTGCTATGAGGAGGAACATTTGGTGCTACATCATTATGATTTGAATCAAATGTAATTTCATCCACTTGATAGCTATAACTGCCAGATATTTCTTCCATTGGAATAGAACCTGTATAATAACTACCTGTATAAAAATCAGGCTCAAATCTTTGAGTTTTAACTCTTTCGAGCAAGTTAGGTCTAATAATAACTCCCGAAGCTAAAGCAGCACGACCAGGAACCCAATTTTTAATCATTTTAAATAATGAGTTATCAAAATATCCTAATAATCTCATTATATCAAGAACATTATATTTTTGAATGTATTTTTTAAAATAATAATTTCTAAATGTATTAAGACTTTGATAAAAAGAACTTTGAGCTTCTAAAGGATTACCTATATATTCATCAATGTTCCAATATCCTAATTGATTAATAATATCATAATCAATTGAATTTTGAGGAGATAAACTTACATCTAAATAAGGAAAATCTGGGGTAATTGGATTAAGTTGAGGCTGGGTTATACTTATAAAAGGTGATAAAGTACTTCCTGTTATTAAATTTTGTTCTATAATTCTTATTTTATCATCAACAGGAGAAATAGCACCTACATTAGGAGCTGATTGTAAAGCATAGTATGTAGTATCACCTTGACTTCCTGAATTGTTTATACCAAATGAGAAAGTATATAAATCATATGTTGTTGAACCTGAGTAGTAACTTCCACTATAGAAAGATCCACTATATATACCTGTAGGGCTTCCACTTAAGATAAGCTGATACGTACTAACATTATACAGGTCAATAGTATATCCTGATGTGTTAAGAGGAAATATAAATGAGGCTGTTGGAGCAACAGTACCTGTAATCGCAGGGTGAACTGATTGTAAATAAGCATCTGATGCTGTGTAAGAAGCTGTTAAATAATAAGCATTTCCATAGGGGTCTACACTGTAAGCACTACCTGTAAATGTAAGACCATTAGGAGTAGCCATTAGATCATTACCTAGACCTAAACGGAATACTAAATCGTTATAAGAGTCATTTGAACCCGAAAATTGGTCATTTTGAATTGACATTGGGTTTAATACGTGTTTGTTAAATGACTCTAATCCAAGTGTTCTTCTCCAATATCTTAAATCTTGAAATGAACCTGTAAATCCAACCCCATTTGGAGCTAATACGTTATTACTTCCAGTACCACCTAGATAAGCATCAGTAGGAATTAATGATGCCGAAACAACAGGAGTAGAATTATAATAGTTCCATGAATTATTATAAGAAGAAGAAACAGCACCCATTACATAAATTGATGATGATGCTTGAAAACCAACTGTGGTTCCGTCTCCTCCTTGATAAATTGAATTTTTAGCTACTAACCAATACGTGTTATTTGATATATTATCAGATGCTGGATTTTCTCTATATAATAAAATACTCCACCAATTTCCATTAAAAAAAGGCAAATAAATAGGAGTACTATAGCAATATCCTTGAGAGCCAGACATTACTAATTGCATTAAACCATACTCTTGAAAGTTACTTCCTAATCGTTGATTATAGTAGGGGGAAGCTGGTGATTGAACAGTTCCACTTACATAATTATTATATGATTGACTATAAGCAAGTTTAACACCAAATCTAAAATTAGAATCTTTACCTACTTGGAATACCGGTTCTGTAAAACTTCCTGTTGTAGGAATACCTGGTGTTTTTAGTCTAAATTCGATAGCATCAGGCATTAGATTTGGATCACCTGTGTCAATAAATTGTGCTAGTGAAGGTAACCAAGGAACATTAATATTACCATATCCTTCAAAATCAGTTTGGAAAGCAAAACGTTCAAAGTATGTTTCTATAGAACCCGTTGTTTTAATATTTCCACCATATTCGTCTACACGAAGTAAAGTTGAGGGAATACCAAAACAATTCATTAATATTCTTAAACCATTATAAGTACCTTTTGCTTTTAATAAATAAGGTAAGTTATGATATAAACGTTTATATCCTTCAGCTACTAAATTACTATCTGGAATAGTTTGGTAGGAAGCTGTTACATAATCAGTAATTAATAATGAACCCGTTGAGGGCAGTAATGAGCCTGAAGGTGTTATGCCTAAAAGAGCAGTATAAATATCTTCATTATTACGGTTATTACCATATAATTTAATACCAAAAGATTGTAAAGCAGCCCCTACTAAATCTTTTGAAATACCATGTTCTAGTCTATTATCTCCACTTTGAATATCAGTAATTGCTCTAATATAAGTCCAAAGGTAATCATAGTGTTGACCTAACATTGAAACAAATAACTTAATAATAGCATTTTGTGGATCACTTACTATATAAGAAGGCATTGTATTCCAAACATAATTGGAATTTAAATTATCGTAAACTGAAGCAGATAAATATTGCCCACCATAATAAGGCTGATCATAATTATCATCACCAAACCAAGTTAATGCCGTTGAACTTGTTACTGAGTATAAAACATAAGGTTGACTACTATTTACTTTGGGCCATGCTGCTGATGATGAATCATAATATAAAAAATATTCGTAATTATCAAAATGCTTAATTATTTCATCAATTTTAGCTTGTAAAGGAGCTTTACTTTGAGATATAAAAGGAGAAGCAATTGTATTATTTAAAACATTAATATCACTTTGATAACCTTGTATTAATGTTAATTTATATTTAAAATTTGTTAAACGTTCAGCTGCGGAAGAAAAATGAACAAAATTTGCAAAAGCAGTTGAACCATCAGGATTTTCATACTCAATATTAATGTCAGCACTTGTTTCATCAAATAAAGATACTAATTGTTGTAATGAAGATGTTACTTCTGTAGAACGTAATTCATCTAAACTAAATTTTTCAGTTGATAAATTTGGTTTATCTTCAATATCAATAGTAATATTTGGACCTCTTAATTGAGTTGATTCTATTACATTTACAAATTCTTGTTGAATTGTAACTTCATAAGTAATAGGATCAGATACTTCTTCTACCAGCCAAAATGTATCATTATTATTAAATTGAAAAGGTAAAGGTTCGTATAATTTAACCAATAAAGTAGGAACTAAACTATCTTCAAAAGCTAGATTAACGCCAATTAATGTAATATTATTTCCAAAATTAAGTACAAAATCACTATAATAATTTCTAGAGTTAACTAAATTTGACCATCCAATAAAATCTAATTGTAAATCATCTACAGATACTGATGGTAAAATAACACGTAATTCTGTCCTATCAGAAGAAATATCTTTAATTAAAAATTTTTTACTTGAAGAACTATTAAATAATTTTCTGTAAAAATAATAAATTGAATTAACTGTACCCTGATTAATGCCATTTGTTTTAACATCATTTTCAGGAGATATATATAATTGGTTAAATGTATCTGAACTTTCGTAAGTAAGATATACTTTATAATTTGTAAAATTATAATTTGAAGCAAGTAATTCACCAGAAGGAGAATAAATAAAGTTTTCAATACAATCAGTATCTAAACCAAAATTTTTAGTTATAAAAATTGAATTTAATACCCCCTGATCTTTAGGAGTATATTCTTGGTTTTCAGGTACCTCTATGTAATTTATATTTTGAACATTAATATTTTCCATTAACCTGCCCTATTTATCGTCAAATCTAAAATTGTTTTATTTGCATCAAGAAGTTCTTGTCTTAATGAGTTAATTTCTTCTAATAACCCATTTACTTCATTATTTTGAACTGTTGCCCCAATATATTCAGAACTTCTAGTTACTAAATAAGTGTGAGAATTAATATCTCCTTCTATTGGAATTTCATAAAATAAATTATCATATGCTTCAAAAAACTCGGGCACTGTAAGTGCTTGTGGGGGTGGAGCAGCAGGTGGAATTAATTGATTAAAAGTAGTATCTACAACTTGAGGATATAAACCTCTTCCATATACCTTTTTAGTTAATTGAACTTCTTGACTCATTATCTTACAACTTTAAAATAATATGATGGATTATCAATAATTATTTCCTGTTTACCAATTTGAGTTTTAATTAATATTTGATAATATCTTTCTGGTTCTAATCCGTTCATATAAACATCAAAATAATTATACTCTGGGGTTGAGCTTAATCTTGTACAATTACTAAAATCAATTATAACTTCTTCTGTATTTAAATCAACTAATGACCAAAAACTATTTGTTGGTAAAAGTTTAGTATTTAAGTATACAGATTGAGTTTGAAATGAACGAGTAGGAAATTGATCTCTTGAATATACATTAAATCTATATATTGAATTTTCAGGTATTTCTTCCTGTAAATTACCTATAGTAGTAATAAATTGGTTATTATTCACAATTGATGAAGAACCAGTATTAAAAGTATAATCAGGCCATTTGAGTTCTAAAGTTGGAGGATAAATAGTATGAGTATCCATTGAAAAGAAATCTAATTGTTGAATACTCGCTGTATTAAATTCTTGACTTGCTGTATATCTAATAATAAATCCTTCATTACCAAAAGATTCACCAGCTAAATATCCTTGACTATGACTATACCAGTATTTAACCATTTGAGTAACATCAAAATTAGTATCTTTATTTGAGGTATAATTAAATGTTTGAGAGGATGAGGGTACAATATACCAATTACCTCCTCCTCTTTGTATACCATTGTCTGAAGAAGTTACATTAGCTTGAAAACTTGAAGTTTGCCATTCAACAAAAGAAGCAGAAGTAGAACGATAAGTCCAAGAAACTCCGTTTGTTGTTCTTGGCCTGTCTGCTAGTCGTCCCGTGCCCATTTCCCATGATTGAGAAATAGCGTTAGCTACTAAAGTATAATTTTGAGGTAAATTGGAAGCGTTTGCTAAATATAATTGAAAAGAAGCAGTTAGTTGCGAAAAAGCATTATCTTCATTAACTAAAGTTATTACTTGATTTATTTGAGAAAGTGAAAACTTAACTAATGCTCTAGTTGCTGAGGGTAATGTATTTAAATTATTATTAACTGTATCGGGATTATTATACGTTGAAATTTGAAGAATTTCATCGCGGCCCGTATTTTGAACAGGTTGTTCATTCCAAATGAATGCATCTTTTTCGGGGAATATTTTATAAACTGCCATAAGTATACTTAATCCTATATAAATATACTTACTTGTTACTCTTTAGAAGTTAACTACTCTACCTTGAATATCATTTCCGGGGAATTTTACTTCAAAAATGCTTGGATCTAATGAAGGATAAACAATTCCATTAATTGTAGCAGCTTTAATATCATAAGCATATTTAGAATATCCTGTTGATTCTCCTACAATATTGTAAATATCAACGTTTTGTACAGTTTGAACACCTTCTATTGTATCAAGTAAACTATATATAGTGGCAAGAATTATAGGTTGATTTATTTGCCAATTTTCTATAGAAAAATAATCATTTAATGTTGTTAAACATCTATTTAATACATCTCTATTATTATATTTTGGTCTAACAACGATATCAAAATCTATGCCAATGTTTATAATAAAGGCATCAATAATATTAATAGCATCTGTTAATATTCTATATTCACCTAAAAATGTTTTTAAATTTTGTTTTAATGCTAATGTAGGTGGCTCGAGTTTGTTTTGATTATTTTTTGATAATACGTACAAATTTAAGGCAAAAGGATTATTTTCTATTTCCGCAAATGTATTTTGTGTAACTGCTTTTTCTTGAGTAACATATGCCTTAGATACAACACCATACTTAGGATTCATAGATAAAGCTCTAATTAAATAGTCATCTTTAGTTACAGTACGTAACTGAGTAGGGTACGATGCAAGAGTATTTAGTCTTAAGTCATCATTTGTATCACCATCACCACCTCCTGTAGCCGCGTTGGGATTATTAAATATTAATGATTGTTGAACATTAGTAGAAAGAGCAGCATTTAAATTACTTCCATAAAATGAAATACTACCTGAGGCAATTAAACCTAATGTGTTTGAAGGAATATTTGACGTAACCCCACCTCCAGCTAAATAAGTAACTGTTAATGTTGTATTAGAAGGAGCAACACCATATGTCTTTGTATACATAAAGTTAGATGGATCATAAGCTGTAGTCATTTTATCAACTCCATAAGGTAAACCTATACCTACGTTTTCCGAATTTGGAGTAATATATTCATCAGCATCATTTGAAATTCCAGCTCCAAATTGTAATTGTAAGGTATCATCAGATAAAAATCTACTAACAAAACGTCTTGAAACTTTTTGTAATTTTAATAAATATGGAACTTGATCTCTATATTGATATAAATTAGGATCATTTAATATTGTATTTTCTTCAGGAGTAAATATAGTTTCTTGAGCTAAATAAGGTACTTCATAATATTTGTTTCCATCTTCATCTACTATATCTATTATCTCTATAATTTGATTATCATTAATAGTAACAGTTGGAAATTTTTCAGGAGCACCAAAAGTAAAAGTAGTAGTTTTTATAGTACCAGCTACTGCTAATGCTTGTTTTTTTAATAAGTAAAAGTCTGGTTGGTTTATATTATTAAGTGAACGTACTGTTAATTCAGTAGGAGAAAATGACCCGGATTGTGTAAAATCTATTTTATTTTCAATATAAAATTTTATAGTAGGGTCATTAATATATGAAAGTTGAGCACCTTGTTCAATAATTAAAGCATAATCCCAATTAGGAACAGATTGACCAAAAACAATTTGTGAAGGAATAATTTGATATATATCTACTAAAGTAGTAGAGGCAGCTGTTACCTTAGGAATATAACCTCCTCTGTAAGCAGCCGCTAATAAACTTCTTCTTTGTTTAGCAAACTGAACAAAATTTTCTTGAATTTGATTATCAGAATAAAATGATAAAACATCTCCTACATAAGAAGCTTGCTCAATAAACATCATACCAGGTGAGGCCTCAGTAAAATCATTGTATGACTGTGGATAATACGTTTTAGCAAAATTAATAAGTTGTTGTTTAAACGTATCAAAATCTTTATTTATATATGATACTTTTTTAGATGTTGGCATTTAATGTGGCATTTTGGAATGTTACTTGAATTTCATCTTCTATGTTAGTCAATGCTACTGAATAGCGAAAATATATTTGGATTGTATTATTATCATAAAGAGGAGTTATTTCTAAATTTTTAACTATAATGTTTGGAAAGTAAATAGCAATTTCATTTGAAACCATCTGTTTTAATTCACTAGTAGAAGAAGTAGTGATTTGTTCAAATAACATACCTCTTATGCCTGATCCAAAATTAGGATTAAATACTCTTTCTCTATTATCAGTTAAAAAATAATTAAGTAAATTAGATTTTATAGCTTCTTGAGTAGTAAATGTTTGATTAATACCTGTTGGACCATCAAAAGGTAAAGAAATACCTACTCCAGTGCTTGGTCTTTTATTACCATCTAG